AGCTGATAGAGGTTATCACGACGACATGGTAATGAATATTGTCCTGTTTAGTTGGTTTATCACTACAGAATACTTCTATCACTTAACCGATACACAAGTTAAAGACTTGTTGTATGCCGAACAACAGAAGATAATCCAAGACGATTTGCTACCAGCAGGAGTCTTCGGAGAGGGAAGTCCTCAAGAATCTTCATTTGTGGATAAGGAAGGTGATAGATGGTATCACAAAAACATGTGATGGCCTTAGTGCCATTTAATAGGAAATTAAAAGTTATAAATAAAACAGTAAACAACTTTTTACATTAACAGGAGAAAAAGTATGGCATTTCAAGTATCACCAGGCGTACAGGTCAAAGAGGTTGACCTTACAAATGTTGTACCAGCAGTATCAAGCACAACTGGTGCTTTCGCTGGTTCATTCCAATGGGGCCCTGTTGATGAAGTTAAGACAGTTTCAGACACAAAGGCTTTAGTAGAAGAGTTCTCAGAACCAGCTAATACCAATGCTGGAGCAGAAGACTTTTATTCAGCAGAAGCATTTTTAAGATATGGTTCATCATTAAGAGTCGTTAGAGTCGGAACTACAGGTTTGTTTAGTGCAAACGCTGGTGGTTCTACTACATCACTTCTTAAGAACAACGACACTTACGTCGCATCTTATGAAACAGGCGCTCTAGGTTCAACAGTAGGAAAATGGATTGCACGATGCCCTGGCGTCTTAGGTAATTCATTAAAAGTTTCTGTATGTACATCACCCGATGCATATTACAATGACGCTGCAACGACAACAGGTGCTGAAGAAGCAGCTGGTCAAACACTAATCACTCTTGCGAGTGGTGGTGGAGCATTATTAAAAGTCAGAGACATCATAACATTCGCTGCTGTAACACAACAATATCGTGTTACTGCAATCAACACAGACATTATAACAATCGAAGCATTAGGTCAACCTACAGGGACAGGTCTAATTGCAACAGTTGCTAATGGTTCTGCAGTAAATAGATACTGGGAATTCTTTGCATCATTCGATAAAGCTCCTGGCACATCTACTTCTGCAACTGCAGCGGGTGGAGTTGCTGACGAGATTCACGTTGTTGTATCCGACGAAGACGGTGCAATCAGTGGTGTTAGACATTCAATTTTAGAAACTTACGGATTTGTTTCTCTTGCGTCAGACGCAAAAGATGCAAGTGGTGAGACTAACTATTACAAAAAAGTAATAGCAAATAAATCAGAGTACATATATTGGACATTCCATTCAACTGCAATGGTAAACACTGCAAATGAAAACAGAACTCATGCAATATCTGCTACTTCAGGCAAAGCATTCGGAAGACCTACATTGCCAGAGACTACATCCCTAGCAAATGGTGCCAACGGAAGAACTGCAACAGCAGCTCAGAAGTACGGTGCATGGGAAACTCATTTCAAAGATGGTGAAACAACAGATATATCTTTCCTAATCGTAGGTTCTTCAAGAACTGATAATGGAAGTGGAACAGACCAAGACATTCTTGCAGACTGGACTACACTTTCTAATCAAGCGGTAATGATTGCAGAATCAAGAAAAGATTGTGTCGCAGTTATGTCACCAAGACGTGCAGACGTTGTTGGTGTTACTTCAGAGTCAACACAATCAAGTAACGTTATAACCACTGCTAACACTATGTCTTCAAGTTCATATGCCGTAATCGACAGCGGTTGGACATATCAGTACGACAGATACAACGATAAGTACTGTTACGTACCTGCTAACGGACATACAGCAGGCATAATGGCAAGGTCTGACCTACTTAGAGATGCATGGTTCTCACCAGCAGGATTCTCAAGAGGACAGTACCTAGGAATTACTAAACTTGCGTTTAACCCTTCACAAGCATCTAGAGATGACTTGTACAGAGCAAGAGTTAATCCAGTAGTAACATTCCCAGGCCAAGGAACAATTCTTTACGGTGATAAGACAGCATTAAGTTCTCCATCAGCATTTGATAGAATTAATGTCAGAAGATTATTCATAGTATTAGAGAAGGCAATATCAACAGCTGCGAAAGCACAACTCTTTGAATTCAACGATGCATTCACAAGAGCACAATTTAGAGCTGCAGTAGAACCTTTCCTAAGAGATGTAAAAAACAGAAGAGGACTAGTAGACTTTTCAGTAGTTTGTGACGAAACAAACAACACTGATAGTGTCATTGATAGAAACGAATTCGTTTGTTCTATCTTTGTTAAACCTGCTAGAAGTATTAACTTTATCACTCTTAACTTCGTGGCTGCAAGGTCGGGTGTTGAGTTTAGTGAAATCTATGGCGCAGTTTAAGGAGTATAAAACATGGCAACAATAGACCAATTTAAAGCACAACTAATCGGTGGTGGCCCAAGAGCAAACCGTTTTAGAGTATTCTTACCAAGAGCTGGAAACAATATCGAGTTCATGTGTAAGGGTGCAAACATTCCAGCTGCAACCTTGAGTGAAACACCAGTTCCTTTTAGAGGAATGGTTCTAAAACTGGCAGGTGAAAGAAGTTTCGCAGACTGGTCAGTTACTATCATCAATGATATGGAATTCTCTGCAAGAACTGCTCTTGAAGCATGGCAGATGGAAATCCAAGCAATGGATAGTGGTGAAGGCTCTACAACTTTAGATTACTTATTATCTAGAGGATTTGTAGAACAGTTAAACAAAGATGACTCAGTTCTAGCGAGATACGAGTTCTTCAACATGTTCCCTAAAAACATCGGTGAAATAGCATTAAGTTATGAAACAGTCGATGCATTAGAAGAATTTACAGTTGAAATAGCTTTCTCTCATTGGGAAAGAGTCCTTTAATTAAAGTGAAAAAAACCACTTTTGGAGTGGTATAAATATAGTTATGGAAATATTAGGATTTGAAATATCCCGTAAAAAGGATGAATTACGAACGAAGGAGATGCCCTCATCTCCATCATTTGTACCCCCAGTTGATGATGACGGTACGCCAGTCATACAACAACAGAGCGGTTTTATATCGGGTGGAGCATACGGTGCTTACATCGATATGGAAGGTGGTATCAAAAATGAGGCAGAACTCATTAGACGATACCGTGAAATATCTTTGGTGCCAGAGTGTGACTCTGCTATCGAAGACATTATTAATGAGTGTATCACATCGGATAGTTCCGATAGGATAGTGTCACTCGACCTCAGAGATGTTAAACTCTCTGACAGTATCAAAAACAAGGTACAAGACGAGTTCAGTAGCATCCTATCAATGATGAAGTTCAATCAGAACTCTCATGAATTATTCAGAAAATGGTACGTGGATGGAAGGATATACTTCCATAAAGTCGTGGACGGCAAAAAACCAAAAGCTGGTATCATGGACTTGAGAAATATTGACCCTATTAAGATTAAGAAGGTTAGAAACATTGAGAAGGAAAGAGACCCAAAGACTAAGATAGAAAGGGTTTCTAAGATAGAAGAGTTCTTCGTATTCAATGATAAAGGTTTTGATAAGACTAGTGCAGCGGAAGGAAACACTGTACGAATCGCACCCGAGGCAGTATGTTATACAACTTCGGGATTACTTGACTACACTAAGAACGTAGTTATCGGGTATCTGCACAAGGCATTGAAGACTGCAAATCAGTTATCAATGATGGAAGATGCACTTGTTATCTATAGGATTTCAAGAGCCCCCGAAAGAAGGATATTCTACATCGACGTAGGTAACCTTCCAAAAGCAAAGGCAGAACAGTATCTTGCTGATGTAATGAACCGATACAAGAACAAGTTGGTTTACAATGCAGATACAGGTGAAATCAAAGATGATAGAAAACATATGAGTATGTTGGAAGATTTTTGGTTACCAAGAAGAGAAGGTGGTAGAGGAACAGAGATTACTACATTGCCAGGCGGACAAAACCTAGCAGACATAGATGATATAGAATACTTCAAGAAGAAGTTATATCAATCTCTAAACGTACCTTCATCTAGAATGGAAGCAGATAACGGATTCAACATGGGTCGTTCATCTGAAATTTCTAGAGACGAACTTAAATTTAATAAGTTCACAAACAGACTTCAGAAGAAGTTTGGAAGAGTTTTTACAGATATTCTTAAGACACAATTAGTACTTAAGGAAATCGTAAGTGGTGAGGAGTTTGACAAAGTCAAAGACTTCTTACAGTATGATTTTACAACCGACAACCATTTTACAGAGTTGAAGGATGCAGAGATTTTAAGAGAGAGATTAGATACTCTCGGTCAGGCTTCAGAGTATGTTGGTAAGTACTATTCAGATGAGTACATTAGAAAGTATATACTAAGACAATCAGAAGAAGACATAAAAATAATTGATGCTCAAATCGCTAAAGAAGGAAATAGTGATAAGGGCGATGAAGAAGACGAAGATGACTTCGGGAGTTTTTAAAATATGAGTAGTGAAATAGCAAAAAGTATAGTTGACCAAATAGAACAAGGTCAATTCGAAGCTGCAAGAGGGTCTATCGGTGATGGACTTAAACAGAGTGCAGCGGATGCTGTCGACATGAAACGAGTTAATGCTCAAGTCGACTGGATGGATAATCCCACTAAAGAACCTACTGGAGAGTAGTTAGTGAAATCCTTTAACGTATTATCTAATGAGTTGAACGAG